CTAAGACAAGCAAAGGTGGTTATGCAGATTACACAACTTCAACCTGGAGTCGTCGTGAACGTGCTCTAAGCGAAACAGAAAAAGCCGCTATCCAACAATATGGTTTGTTTGATTTGAAGACATTCTTGCCAAAGAAACCTACAGATGTTGAACTTAAGGTCATGAAAGAAATGTTTGAAGCATCAGTCGATGGCGAAGCATTTGACATGGATCGTTGGGGACAATACTTCAAACCAGACGGTATGAGAGGCGGTAATAACAACCAAACTCAATCTGCTCCGGCAGCCCGTCCAGCACCTGCCCCTGCTCCAGTAGCAGCCGCTCCAATGGACGAAGATGCCGCACCTTGGGAAGAAGATGCTCCAGCATCCACACCAGCAGACACTCCGACAAGTAGCGATGCAGGTAGCCGTGCTAGCGACATCATTGCGATGATCCGTAAACGTAACCAACAATAATCAGGAGATAGACTATGGTAAAAGCCTTCGATATTTCGAAGTTCCGTAAGTCTATCACCAAGTCTATCGATGGACTTGGCATAGGCTTCAATGACCCAACTGACTGGGTTAGCACTGGCAACTATGCTTTAAATTATCTTATTTCAGGGGACTTCTTCAAAGGAGTTCCATTGGGTAAAGTAACGGTTTTTGCTGGTGAAAGTGGCGCTGGTAAGAGTTATATTTGCTCCGGCAACTTGGTTCGACATGCACAAGAACAAGGTATCTTTGTTGTCTTAGTTGACAGCGAAAATGCTTTAGATGAAAAATGGTTGAAAGATCTTGGTGTTGATACTAGCGAAGAAAAACTTCTAAAACTCAATATGGCAATGATTGATGATGTGGCAAAAACCATTTCAGAATTCATGAAAGAATACAAAGCCATGCCCGAAGACGAACGTCCCAAGGTTATGTTTGTAATCGACAGTTTGGGTATGTTACTAACACCAACTGATATTAATCAGTTCGAAGCAGGCGAAATGAAAGGTGACATGGGCCGTAAGCCTAAAGCACTTACATCACTAGTTCGTAACTGTGTAAATATGTTTGGGAGTTATAATGTTGGAATGGTTTGTACAAATCACACATACGCTTCGCAAGATATGTTCGATCCAGACGATAAAATTTCTGGTGGACAGGGATTCATTTATGCATCTTCTATCGTGGTTGCCATGAAGAAGTTGAAGTTGAAAGAAGATGAAGATGGCAACAAGGTCAGTGATGTACTAGGTATTCGTAGTGCCTGTAAGATCATGAAAACTCGTTATGCTAAACCTTTTGAAAGTGTACAAGTTCAGATTCCTTACAGTACTGGTATGAAGCCTACAAGTGGCCTAGTTGATATGTTTGAAAAGATGGGCGTATTGACAAAGTCGGGAAATAAGTTACAATATACAAGTAAGGCAACAGGCGAAATCCAAGCATATTTCCGTAAGGGATGGACTGAAGATAAGTTGATGACTATCATGCAGGAATGGGATGAATCAGCAGTAAGTGCTCCTGTTGTCACTGAAGAAGCATCAGAGGAAACATAAATGGAAGAAGATCAAATCATCGAGATTTGGGATGTGTTCAAAGAATACATCTCTGACAAAAACAAAGAAACTGCGGCTAATCATTTTGTCGATTATTTGCTAGGTAAAGATGTTGATGTCAGTGTCTTACAAGGCCTAGTAGGTTATGACACTAGTCTAGACGAAGCTATTGAACTTGTAGTCGGGGATGAAGAACTCGACGAGGATGAGGACGAGAGCGACTACGGCTACGAAGACGAGGAATACTAAACATGGGATGGTATGCTAAAGTCTCCCAAGACATAGCAAACCTTCCAGGCTGTTTAGATTACTTTTACAACGAACTCGAACAAGCAAGAACAGAGGTCAAGATCCACGGCAGCGTGGAAAAGGCCTCTGCTTCTTTGCCGGGTATTGTTGAACAAAGATTTAACCAACTGCAAGAACTTGAAGCTATTCTTGAATCGTTAAACATTGACCTTCGTAAAATAAGATCTAAATTGTTTCGTAAATATTTAGAAACTTATGCACGAGCCTTGAGTTCTAGCGATGTTAACAAATATGTCGAAGGTGAGGATGAAGTTATTGATATGGAAAAAATCATTAATGAATTTGCCATGCTTCGTAATCAATGGTTAGGCATTATTAAAGCATTGGATCAAAAACAATGGCAAATAACAAATATTGTCAAACTACGCACAGCAGGACTTGAAGATATTTCAATATAAGTGTATAATAATATTATGTATATAGAAGAATTGGTTGAAGAATTATCGAGATCTCGGCATGTTGTAAATGATGCCGACATGGCTATTCTACAAAGTTTTTCTGATCAATATTTCAACGGTACGGGTTTTACTGAAAAACAAAGTGTGTTAGCAATACGTATTATTAAACGATATGAATCTTCTTTGTCTAGTAGATTAAAAACCGAAATACTGCCATTTTTAGAAAATCCCAATTTTAAACTAAAAATACGTAAATCTGTGTTAAACAAATCTGTTAACATTATCGATGGAAATATTATTGAAGTAAAGTTTCCCTACTCAGACGAGGGCGTTAAGGCAATAAGAGAATTTAAAGCAAAACATAATAACAACGCAAGCATTGTTTGGGATAAAGATACAACAGCCTGGCATTTTCCAATTTCTGAGCAAAATATCAAATTTATATCAGATCTATGTTCTGATGATTCTTTTACTTTTAGTGAAGATTTTCAAAATTACGCAGATACGGTTGAAAATATTATTAATAACGCAGAGCAATATGCACCTATGTTAAGCATTATTAATGGAGAGTTGAAAATACAAAATTCTCCAAAAAATATGCCAGAAATTGAAACTGATGATATTTTAGAAGCGGTGTTCCAAGCCCGTAATTTAGGTGTAACACTATGGGATGATCATATAAATGAATACCTAAACAGTTCTTATGTTCAAAATGAAGTTAAAAATTTCTTAATCAAAGATACCAATACCGGATTTCATTTAGATCCTACAGAAACTGGAATTTCTGCCCTAAAAACCATTATCAAACATAATGGCCCAACATTGATCATTATCCCCGGCGGCGATGAATATAATAAAACTCTGCAGGTTTTTGACATTTTAAAGGGCATAGGTATCCCTGAAAAAAACATGTCAATTTTATTCAGATTACCTTCTGAAACTGGTAGAAAATTTAATGATTTTGTAAAAAATCAGAGTCTAAATGGTCCAATTTCGTCAGAAACAAAAGTAGTGTTTATCAGTGCTAAACTACCTAAACCGCTATTGAAATCTAAAATAAAATTTAATACAATAGTAAACACAGGGTATGCTATGGCACATTACACACTTAAAGAATATACCAAAAATCACCAAAATTTCATTAATTTTGGGGTAAAACAAAAATACATAGGATTTGATTTTGGCTACTTGTAAAATAGTTATTAAAGATGAAGTCAATATTAAGATTGAAAATCTAGATCTTGATACACGCAAAGCCTTGGTCAAAAAATTCAAGTATGAAGACCCTACTGCTCGCTTTAGACCAGCCTATAAACTAGGTCGTTGGGACGGCACGGTGAGTTTTTTCGGTCTTGGAGGAACAACTTATCTAAGTATGCTTCCGCAGGTTTTAGAATATTTAGAAAGTAAAAACTTCTATATTGAACTGGAAGATCAGCGCATTCCTGTTGACCTAAAATTTGACAAAATTTCGGTGGATTTTTGGGGTGATGCTACATGGCCTAAAGGACATCGATTTGAAGGTCAACCTATTAGGTTGCGTGAAGATCAAGTTGAAGTTATCAACACATTCCTCGAACATCCACAGAGCATACAGGAAATTGCCACAGGTTTTGGTAAGACTATTACCACTGCAACTTTGAGCAAAATTTGTGAAAAATACGGTCGAACAATAACCATTGTTCCTAACAAAAGTTTAGTGGAACAAACCGAAGAAGATTTTGTAAACTGCGGATTGGATGTTGGAGTTTACTACGGTGATAGAAAAGACCTAGATAAAACCCATACAATCTGTACATGGCAAAGTTTGAATATTTTGGACAAAAATAGCAAAAATTGGGACGAAGCTGCTAGTGCAAAAATGGAGATGTTACTGAGCGATGTTTGCTGTGTCATGGTAGATGAAGTACACATGGCCAAGGCTGAAGTATTAAAAAATCTTCTAACACGCAACCTTGCCAATGCTCCTATTCGATGGGGACTAACTGGTACTATACCTAAAGCAGACCACGAATTTCAAAGCATCAAAGCCAGCCTAGGTGAAGTTACAAATCATGTTTTTGCTCACGAACTTCAAGAAGCAGGAGTGCTAAGTAACTGTCATGTAAATATTATCCAGACTGCTGAATGGAAAGAATTTAAATCCTACGCAGAAGAACTAAAGTATTTGGTCACCGATAATGCTAGATTAGATTATATGTGTGACTTGATTAAAAACATAGCAGAAAAAGGTAACACACTTGTTCTAGTTGGACGAATCGAGTCTGGCAAAGCAATGATTGAGAAAATTCCTGATAGCGTTTTTATTAGTGGCGAAGTAAAAACAAAAGATAGAAAAGAGGAATACGATGAGGTTAAAACGGTTAATAACAAGATCATTGTGGCGACTTATGGTGTGGCCGCTGTGGGTATTAATATCCCTCGTATTTTTAATCTGGTTCTGGTGGAGCCCGGAAAGAGCTTTGTTCGCGTTATACAATCAATTGGCCGAGGTATTCGAAAAGCCGACGACAAAGACTTCGTTCAAATCTGGGATATCACCGCAGCAAGCAAATACGCCAAACGACACCTAACAGAACGCAAACGCTTCTACAAAGAAGCCAAATACCCCTTCACGATTCAAAAAACAAAATATTAAAATGCAAATCCTAACTCTTGACAATGAGGTATTTTATCTCAATAACCTACCAGACGAAATCGACGAAGATTTACGATTCGCAGTATTAGATAACAGTGATAGCAGTAATCCTGATCACTTGTTTATCCCTTTAATCTTTTTAGAAAGTTTTACTGGTCCTGCTGTAGTACTTAAAATCGGCGAACACGAACTTACTATGCCATTAGATTGGTGTACTATTGTGGGAGATCCAGAAGGTCCGGAAATGGAAGTGCTACCACTGACTAGTTTAAACGATAGAGGATTTAAAACATTCTGTTTTAATCCACGTAGTAGTTTCCGTCCAGAGTTTTTAGAAATCGATATCATCGATGTTTATCAAGATGTTAAATGGTATTTTCCCAAGATGCGTCCCGGACAGCTACTCTGCACACCATTAGAGCCGGGCCCCAAACCACGATGCGCTTACTTTGTTAAAGAAGTCAGTCGTCAAAGTGAACTAGTCGATTACACCAAATGCTGGTGATATATGGGATCGTTAACTCCTAATGCTCGTTATGTATATGAAAGTCCAGACGGTGGAGAAACTGTCTACGCTCGAGAGGTTGGTCAAGATCCACGCGAACGTAAACTTGTGGGACAAAGTATTAAAGCAAAAAATACAATAGATCAGATCCGTGAAGATAAACTTTGGGGTGAAATTCGTCGGGCCGCTGGGACAAATCCTGCTATACAAAAAGCCATGGAACAGTGTATAATATTATACAAACTCAGCAAAGAATACGAAGACCGTTACGGCGGTAAAATTGACTTACGAGACGAATAAAATGGCAACAGCAAAACTTGATATCAAACGTGAACTAAATGCAGTAGATCAAAAGAACTACGACTTTTACGATAACCTAACTGACGAAGAAAAGAAAGCGTTTAGTCCCTTTATTCTAATGCGTTATACCAGTAACGTACAAGGTGATAGAGATATTCAAGAGTGGTTTGTTGAAATGACCAACGAATGTGTCAATAAAAACTTCAATGATTTAAGTAAAGGTCATAAGGCATTATTGTGGAAGTTGTTTGCCGCCACGGGTGCTGGTATAAACTGTTATCATCCATATCTTGCCGCAGGTAAAAAAGAAAAAGCCAATAAGATTGAAAAACTTTTAGCAGAACTAAAACCTGCTATGAAGATGAGTGATATCAAACTATGGGCCAGTATGATGACCAAAGCAGACAAAGAAGAGCTGTTTGATAAAATGGGTTTTGATAAGAAACAACGGAAAGAATACGAATGATTGCTTTGGTGCCACAACCATTTAAATGTGTTCACTGTAATAAAAAGTTTGTACAAGAAAAAACACTTGTAGCACATATGTGCGAACGCAAACGTCGAGTATTGCAAAAAAATGAAAAACGAGTACAGGCCGGATATATGGCCTTTAACCGTTTTTGGACCCTAGCACAAGGTGGAAAGACAAAGACATAT